CTGGAGATAAATGGGATGGTACTAATTTTGTATCCCCAGTTTTTGAATAATTAATTTTCAACTATTAGTGGAGGTGTACCTTGGCGGGTAGAGATATAACCGAAGGTCGTGGAGACAAGCGCGGTCCTTCAACAGATAACCCATCATTAGGTCGTTCCATTGCAGTTGACATTGGTGTAGTCGCATCATCTGCAATCTGGCAGAACACTGATATGTCTTATGATGTAGCCCTTGGTGGGCTTCCCTGGTTCTATGCAATCAATGATGCACGTCCATACACTCGACAGACTGCACCCTTTAAGAAAGACCAGTTTGATAATGGAGCAGAACCAGGTGAGCAATCACTTACTGGTTGGTGGATTCGCAGCCAAGCATCGTTCCACTCTGGATTGGGCATTAAGTTCTATGACCCAGCACAGACAGATGAAAATGGACATTATCGTTTTGCTGATGGTAAAGGTCTTAACATCTGGACTAAGGGACAGGTAACCCTGCTCAAATCTTGTAATGAAGGCAGAGCCACGACTGGCGCTATTTCTTCAAATGGTAGACGTCAACAAAGTATGCGCTCAATTAAATGGAGCACATTTACTGGTGCATTACTGCGAGATGAATATGATATTGAAAAGATTAAAGTAACTGACCCAAGCAACCCAGTTAAGTTTGTTGACTATACTGCAGGTTCTGGGGTTTATCCCATTTACAGCATTGCAGATGATGGCACTAACGCTTTTTGGGCAACCAATAAGACAGCATTGAGCATAACAAAATTTACCGTAACTGGAAAGCCGCTATCTGGTGACTCAACTAGCACAGCCGATGAGTTCAAAGTATTCGATAATAGCCAGATAGTTTCTAACGCTGTCATTGAATACGTCAAACAGCGTTTAGTAATTTGCGCAGACAATAAAGTTTACGAATGCGCTCCCACTGCTTCGGCAACACCAAACCTTTTGTACACAAATCCATCTACTGCTCACGTGTATACCAGCATTACTGCATCTGGAACTGCTATATATATCTCTGGATACAATGGCACTCAATCAACTATTGAAAAATATACACTGTCTTCTGCTGGTGTAATGCCAACTCTTACCTCTGCAATAATTTCAGCCGAACTTCCAGTGGGAGAAATTGTCCACAAAATTTTCTACTACCTTGGATATATGGCAATTGGAACTAACAAGGGTGTCCGTGTTGCAACAGTATCTGACCAAGATGGTTCAATAAGTTACGGTCCACTTATCGTTCAAACAACTCAACCAGTCTATGACTTTGCTGGCAGTGACCATTATATATGGTGTACTACAGGTGTGGCTGGGGAACCAGGCTTAACCCGTATTGATTTAAGTAATGAAATTGAACAGTTACGTTTTGCTTATGCTAATGATGTTTACTATGACGGTATTACTGGTCACGCAACAACTGCTGTTTGTTTTGATGGCAATACAGACGCAACTGTTACCAGCCGCCTTATGTTTGCTACTACATATGCTACAACTGCTGGTGCAGTTTATGTAGAAGATGATTCTGTTCTTCGTACCACAGGTTATCTGACTACAGGTAACATTCGTTATGGAACTCTTGAACCTAAGAACTTTAAGCGCCTGTTGGGACGTGGTGACTTTACCTATGGTTCTATGACCCTTGAAACTGTAGATAAAAATGGTTCAGAATATGACCATATTTCATATGACTCATCAGTTGGACCAATTGAAGTTGGTACATTGCAACCTGCTGCAGCCCAGGAATATGTAGCCTACAAGTTTATTCTCTATCGTGATGCAACTACTTCATCTGCTGGTCCAACCTTCAAGGGTTATCAGGCTAAGGCAACTATTGCTACACCTCGTCAGCGCATTATTCAATTCCCTATCTATAACTATGATGTGGAAACTGACCGATACAATGCAAGCATTGGCTATCAAGGGCGAGCACTTGCAAGACTCCAAGCACTTGAAGGTATAGAAGAAACAGGTGACGTTGTTACCTGGCAAGATTTAACTACTGGCGAATCTCGTCAAGCAGTGATTGAACAAATTGCATTTACTCGTATGACACCACCAGACAAACGCTTCGATGGCTTTGGTGGAGTTATTCAAGTAACTATCAGAACGGTATAAAATGTCAGCACAAGATTGGGCAGCATTATGTGTAGCAATTATGACAATATTTGCAGGATTTGCTGCATTTGTTAGGTGGCTAGTAAAGCACTATCTGTATGAATTAAAACCAAATGGGGGCGGTTCCGTGAAAGACCAAGTGAACCGATTGGAAGAACGAGTTGACCAAATTTACGTCCTTCTTTGCGAAAGACACAAGTAAAAAATTAAGCGTTTTATTTCTAGTATTTGGCACATCATTCTTTTATTCACCAACAGCAGAAGCAGCAAATACTGGTCCGATAACAGTAGTTTGCGCTAATGATGCAGGTGTAGCCAAAGATTTTAACGTTGGTTGGGATAATACAACTGGCTTCTTTGAAGGCAAGGGTGATATTGCCGCACTATTCTGTGCTATTGGTACTCAAGGACAATGGAAAACTTTTGTAAGTACAACTGTTACCGATATGTCTATACGTTTTTATGCAGGTGTAGTGCCAGTTATAGTGGAACCTAGCCCTGTTGTAAGTCCCAGTCCTGAGACTCATACTGCGGTTGTCGAAACTGTGACAGTTTCTTCCGCTTCTCCGAGTCCTGCACCTTCCGATACTTCAACCGTATCTGTTGCTGAGACTTCAACCGCTGTACCTGAAACCGTAACTTCCGTTGTTGAATCAAAGACTGTCGTAAATCAACAGCCAGAATCAATGACAGTATCGTCAGACACATCGACAATAACTGAAACGCAAACAGTGAATGTAACACCTGAACCTCCTATAGTTCCCGAACCTGTACCTGTTGTTGTACCTGAGCCACCTGTGGTTAGACCAGAACCAGTTGCAATTCCTGACCCACCTGCTCCAGCACTAGAGCCTACACCAGTAGCAGAACCTTTACCAGAACCTGACCCAGCGCCTGAAGTTGCGCCTGAGCCTGCGCCCGAACCTGAACCAATCCCAGAAGTAAAACCTGAACCAACCCCTGAACCTGAGCCTCCAGTCGTAGAGCCAGAACCTGAGGTCGCGCCAGAACCCCAACCCGAACCGCCTGTTGTAGCAGAACCAGAGCCACCTAAGCCAGAGTTTGTTGAAGAACCACATCCACCTATGGTAGCAGATAAAAATGCAACTGATGAAGAGAAGGCAGCCGTGGCTGGAGCAATTATTGCAGCAGCAGATGGCGCACCTGTAACGGCAGTAGCGATAGCAGATGCTGGACTTACATACGCTGACCTACCTCCAGAGACTCCAGTTGAAGTACGTCAAGACAAAGACGGCAATGAAGTAGTTATTACAGCAGAAGTTGCTGCAGCACTTGAGGTGCTGGCAAATCCTGCAGAACTTATTGGAGCAATCTTCACTGACCCTGGGCAAGCCTTGCTTGCCATTACCAGTATCGGTGCAGATATGTCAGATGCGGAACGTCACGAATCAGAACAAACAATTATTGCATCCGTTATCGCTGGACAGGCTGCTGTTTCTGCAGCAGGTATGGCAGCAGGCGGAGCAGCCCGCAGCACAGGTGGTGGAAGTTCACCTAGTGGTGGAGGCGGGGGAGCAGCAGAATCTAAAGGCGTAAGGAGACGCAAAGAATGAAACTACTAAGAGATATGGTCGACCAACTCTGGACTCTACTGGGTATGTTTATTGCCTGGGTTGTCCTTGATGGTTCAGCCAAGCAAGTTGTTGGTGTTGCTATCTTTGCAACTTTATTTGCTTGGGCTGTTACTTACCCTATTAGAAACCCAATGGACAAGGACGAATAATGGAAACATTTAAAAATGTAATGATGCGTATTGTGGCAGTCATTGCAGCAGAATCACTCGGAGTTATTGGTGCTGGTTCCCTAGTGGGAATCAAAGTCTGGCAGGCAGCAGTCCTTGCTGGAGCACTAGGAGCAGCCACTGTGATTGAAGCACTAGCACGATTCTTCCTTGCCGATGGCAAGTTAGATGCAGATGAAATCAATGCAGCCTTTGCCAAGGTTGACTCAAAGAAGGCAGACTAATTATGGGTCAACGTATGGACTTTATCGCAGTAGCCAATGGCGAACTGGGAGTAATCGAAGGACCAAAAGAGAACGAGACTAAGTACGGTTCATTTACCAAAGCAAACTTCCTACCTTGGTGTGGGTCATTTGTTATGTGGTGTGCCAACGAAGTTGGATTAAAAATTCCTAACTGTGTATCAACAGTTGCAGGAGCAACAGCATTTATGAAGAAGAACCAATGGGAGAAGGCAGAGGAAGCAGTTCCTCTTCCAGGCGATGTTGCGTTCTTTGATTTCCCGAACGATGGAGTTGACCGAATCTCACATACTGGGATTGTAGTCAAGGACAACGGAGATGGGACGGTTACCTGTATCGAAGGCAATACTGCCCCAGATAAGAAGGGTGACCAACGCAACGGTGGGCAAGTATGCCTGAAGGTGCGTGCTTACAAGAAGAAGAATGGCTCAAAGTTGAGAAAGTCTCAGGCTGTAACCGTAGTTGGTTTTGGCAAGCCAGTCTTCAAGTCTTAAGGAGAAAACAATGGCAGATAAATTCACACAGATTGCACTCTCTTATGGTCGTGCAGCATTCGCGGCTGTAATGGCACTATACCTTGCAGGTGAGACAAGCCCAAAGGCTTTGCTCGCAGCAGCGGTTGCAGCAGTCGCAGGTCCAGTACTCAAGGCATTAGACCCTAAAGCAACAGAGTTCGGACGCGGTTCAAAGTAACCCACATACGCCTTAGAAGGCGGTTTTAAGACACTTAGCCCCTCATCGGTAGGTATTATCCTACTGGTGGGGGGTTATTTGTCGTTCTCGGCGTGTCGTAGGTATCACTTTCGGTAAGTGTATGAGTATAATTAAATTATTATTAATAATGAATACTATATAAGGCGCTAGGCGCCTATATAATATATATATTATATATAATAATCAACTGAATATTAGATAGACTCCCTAATTGAGTCACCTCCTGTCCTCTTAGGGGGTCTATCTAAACAACTATGACAGGAGTTAATGTGTTTAACAACCAAGAAATTAAGAAACTTAATGAACTATCTGATGCTGTCTTACTACTAGATGAGAGCGTCAAGCAACTGCGTGAGGAAATAGATTATCTAGTTGAGATACTAGACACGGATGATTAAACTAAACGATTACACCTTACCCGAACATATAAGTTACTCAGCATTTACAACCTATCTGACCTGTGGTTATCAGTACTACTTAGGTCGACTACTTCAGGTTCCAGAGGAACCATCCATCTGGTCAGCAGGAGGACGTGCTTTCCACCACGCAACGGAGTTGTATGATTACGACAACGAATGAGTTATGGGCGAAAGCCTGGCGTAAAGAAACTGAAGGACTAAATCTTGAGACTGCTCGTAGAGCAGGTCGAGCCACCAAAGATAATCCTAATAAAGAGGATGGCAACTGGTGGAATATCAATGGCTCTATTTGGGTAGATAACTACATCAAGTGGAGACAGAACAACCCTGACTGGAAGATATGGACTACACCTCAAGGCGCCCGCGCCATTGAGTTAGAGTTAAATCCAGTCATCGCAGGTGTGCCAGTGAAGATGTTCATTGACAGAATTTTTGAGGTTAACGGACAACTTGTGATTGTCGACCTTAAAACTTCACGCACACGACCAACCTCTGACCTTCAGTTAGGCTTCTACAAAGTAGGAGTCGAACAGATGCTTGGAGTTCCAGTCAATCTTGGAAACTACTGGATGTCTCGTGAATCTGGGACGGGAGAGATGATTGACCTAAGTAGATATACCTTGGACACTCTTGAATATTTCGTAGATGGCTTTGACAAAGCCCGCAAGGCTGGTATATTTCTACCGAACCTACAATCGTGCAGTTTCTGTGGCTTAAAAGAACACTGCCAATTCACAAAGAAGGATAAATAAATTATGGCAAACGAAGACTGGAAACTACAAGTTTCTATGAAGTCACCTAATGGTGATTTGATTAACGTACGTGCTAATAGTGCAGACGAACTGAGTGTATTGCTAGAAGGCATTGGCGATTACTCAACTCAGATTGCTGCTGTATCAAAGAAGGTAGCGGGTGCTTACACCGTGCTCCCTTTATCGACGCAGAGTTCCACTACAAACACAACTCAACCTGGATTCTCAACTCCAACCCAGGCAGACACTCCATTCGGTGGGGTAGCGATGCAATCCCAGCCCCCACAATCGGGGCATCCAACAACGCCAACGTGCGTACACGGCGCGAGAATATTCCGACAGGGAATGAGCAAGACAACTGGGAAGCCTTACGCTTTCTGGGCTTGCCCGACTCCACAGGGAACTCCCGACCAATGTAAGCCAGTAAACTAAATAAGAATTAGAAGTGGGGTAGTTATTCGGGGAAGGTGGCTACCCTACTTCTAACATTAGACGGGAGACGTAAGTGGAATATCCAAATTGGTTTAACCATACTGCTAAAGGTAACTTTGAAAAATTTCTTAGACCATTAGCAGGACAAGAAAAATTATATTTTTTGCAATTAGGTGCATTCACTGGTGATGCCAGCGTGTGGATGGCACAACATATACTTACAGGCAAGTATAGCCTTCTTATGGATGTTGATACTTGGAATGGCAGTAATGAAGAAGAACATCATAAGATGGATTTCATTGATGTACGCAAAGTTTATATTGATAAAGTTACACCATATAAAGTTATTGAATCCTATATTGGCACAACATTAGATTTCTTTTTAGAATATCATTCTAAAGAAGTTATTGATTTTATTTATGTAGATGCAGACCACACAACAGTGGGCGTTTTGATGGATGCCGAATTGGGGTGGCGCAGTCTTAAGCAAGGTGGCATTATGGCATTTGATGACTACACTTGGGGTAAGGGTATGGCACCTGAATTTACTCCAACGCTAGGTATTGACTTGTTCTTATCTCGTCACGATGGAGAGTATGAGACACTAATAGTCAACGAACAGTATTGGATTAAGAAGAAGTGAGAACCTTAGTACGCAGTGTTGGACGAGCCGACATCGGTGGCGAACCACTGCCTAGTTGCTTCAAAACCTTTGATGCCAATAAGATTATCTTTCGTAGAGCAGAAGTCTCTATGTTGGCTGGTGTTCCAGGGGTCGGAAAGTCTACTCTGGCACTGGCTTTAGCCCTTCGTATGCACGTTCCCACTCTGTATATTTCTGCAGATACCAACGCACACACTATGGCTATGCGCCTAGCATCAATGATTAGTGGCAAGAACCAGACAGATGTTGAACACTTGATGAATACAGATACTGGTTGGACTAAGGCTGTATTGCATAAGGCTAGTCATATCGTCTGGTCATTTGAATCTTCACCTACATTGCAAGATATTCTTGAAGAGGTGGAAGCCTTTGAGGAATTATGGGGCGTACCACCAGAGGCTATTTTTGTTGACAACCTAATGGATGTGGCAACAGATGGTGGCGAAGAGTTCGCATCTATGCGTGCGATTATGAAAGAGTTAAAGTATCTTGCACGTGCCACCAATGCTGGGATAATTGTGTTACACCATACTTCCGAAGGGGTGCTAGGTACACCCTGCCAGCCACGCTCAGCCCTGCAGGGCAAGGTAGCGCAACTTCCTGCACTTATCTGTACACTTGGCATTGTCGGTACATCTATGGCTATTGCTCCAGTAAAGAATAGATATGGGCGTGCCGATGCCAACGCTAACCTGACTTGTTGGCTATCATTTAACCCTGAGTATATGTATGTTGAAGACATACCAGAGAATGGATAAGAAATGATAAGAGAAGAAGAAGATGACATCACACAAGAGATGCGTCAACTTATAATGCAAAAGGTTAATGAAGAGTTATTAATCTTTATTAAGAAGATAGAAGAAGCCAAGCCACCTGTTACGGATGAGTGGACTGAAGGCGTCAACATTGGTATGAACTGGGCTATCCGCATCTTACGCAAGGACAAGAGTGCGTACTAGGTGGCATCGCAATCGCGTAAACACAGAGGATACCGAAGCCAAAAAGTCTTGGCGCTCTATCTCGCAGAGAACGGATTTCCTTTTGCTGAGAGCACAGGTGCTGGTCGTAGCGGCTCTGATGTTACTGGCACTGTTGGTATTGATTGGGAAGTAAAAGCAAGAACGGGATTTAATCCTGCTGCTGCTATTGCACAATTAAAAGATAGAGCCGATGGTAAAGACCTTGGTGTTGTAGTTTTAAGACTCAATGGGCAAGGCGAGAAAAGCGTATCCGATTGGGTATGCTTGCTTAGATTAGAAGATGCTGTAAAACTATTAAGAGATGCGGGTTATGGTGACAAAAATTGATAACGACTTGCCAAACATCGCGGATGTCTTGCGTCACTATGGTGCAAACATACGACAAGGAAACGGGCAAGTTAATCTTAAGTGTCCGTTCCATTCAGATACGCACCAATCTGGTTCAGCCAACCTTGAGAAAAATATCTTTATATGCTTTGCCTGTGGCGTTCAAGGTAACTCTCTGCAACTCATCTCACAAAGAGAAGGAATAAATATAAATGAAGCACGGACATTTGCAGAAGGAATTACTGGGCAAAGCCACCAAGAAGTACGCGGAAAGTATTCATCTGGCATACGATTACCTAGAAAGCAGAGGCATCAGTCAGGCAGTAGCACGTCTGGCGTCATTAGGCGTAGTCTCGGAGCCTGAAGTTGGACACGAACAGTATGCTGGACGCCTTGCGATACCTTATATAACCAAGACAGGTGTAGTAGACTTACGATTTAGAAGCCTTAACCCCGCAGTTGAACCTAAGTATATGGGTATGACTGGTGCTGAAACTAGAATGTACAATGTGCTTGATATAGAACAAGCAGGAGATTTTATAGGGGTATGCGAAGGTGAACTGGATACTATTACTCTCAGTTATTGTGTTGGCGTTCCTTGCATTGGTGTACCTGGAGCAAACTCTTGGAAGAAACATTACACACGATTGCTTGCAGACTTTGAAAGAGTATTCATCTTTGCTGATGGTGACCAAGCAGGGTCAGAGTTCGCCAAGAGTCTTGCCAGAGAACTTCCAGTTACTATCGTACAACTCCCCGAAGGAGAAGATGTTAATTCGATGTTCGTGCAAGCAGGGGCTGGGTATTTCCACGAAAAGTTGGACATCTGATTGAATGACTTCGACCCTGATGAGCCACCTGAGTCTTACTGCCACGACTGTCACACTCAGTTTGATAACTCATTTGATTTGATTGACCATACGTTAGAAGAAGACGAAGACTTCGACCCGTACTACATACTGCCCAATGGGTTTAAGTTATTATTAGGTTCGTTGCTTCGCTTTATGTATCACAATGCAGAAAATCCAGAAAAGATTAGACTGATAACTCAATCAACCTTTGTAACTTTATTTGCTGGTGAGATGGGTTACGATTTGATAGATGAATTGGTTGAAGATATGGTGGTCAAGTCTGCGTTGCAGGATTTTGATAAGTCACTGAAAGAACTACTGTCGGAGGAAACTGATGAAGAAGGCGGAGCGTGAAGAGATATGGCAGATTATAACCCACTTGGCAGAACAAGGGCTGAACGTGAAGAAGTATGTTGTGGAGGAAAAGACTCTAGTAGTAACGCTGCACATTCCCCTACTAACTGGACAGAGTTTGAGTTAAATGTCCGAGATACTATGCAAGAACTTGGTGACCTGCTCATCAAGAAGCACCGAGACTATGGACCAAAGAACATAGCCAACTCGCCTTATGGTGCAACACAGGGATTAGTAGTACGGATGTGGGATAAAATAGCCCGCATTGTTAATCTAACTAAACAAGGCAACACTACCGCTGAGAACGAACCCCTTGAAGACTCATTCAAAGACATAGCAAACTATGGTATAATTGGGCTACTCGTTCTAAGGGGCAAGTGGGATAGTGGCAACTAAATCTAGTTTTGATTTAGACTTTGGCTTTGGTCGCAAAGGCGAACAACTTGTAGATGAGTTGCTTACTGGTGGACGTACTGTTGAGGTTAAGCGTGACCGCAAATGGTTTAAGACAAACAATCTTTATATAGAAACAGAGTGCTACTTCCAAAAGACTAGCGCCTGGGCGCCCTCTGGACTTGGTGTAACTGAGGCTGCATACTGGGCGTTCGTGTTGCAAGAGTCAACTCTTATCGTGCTAACCGATGTGCTGCGATATGCAGTCAAGGAATTTGGCAGAGAGATAAGTTGTTTCATTCCTCCGAACCAAAGTAAAGGCTTCCTCATAACTGTTGATGACTTGATGACTGCGACTAGGAAGTATAAGGATGACGATAGAGTGGAATAGAATTGAGCGTTGGCAATACATCATTGATGCAGTTGCCTCTGACTACTGTCGCAAATTTGAAATAGACTTTGATGATATTAGGCAAGAACTTTACCAATGGTTTGTCACTCATCCCAATAAGTTAAATGAGTGGGAAGCAATCGGTGACAAGGATGCAAAGAACCTTATCTATCGTAGCCTTCGCAACCAAGCGTTGGATTATTGCCAACGTTGGAAAGCAAAGTCTGGTGGCTACGAGACTAGCGACTTGTTTTATTATGAAGCCGATATGGTTGAGGCTCTGTTGCCCTCTGTCTTAAGAGGTGACTTCAACATAACCGCTCAGTTAAATCTTGGCAGACCTGGCAGACCCAGCGCACCCAACGAGGGTGGCAACCTTATGGCTATGATGATTGAAGTAGACTTTGGGTTCTGGAAGTTGAGCAAAGATGATAGGAAGTTATTGTTCCTGCGCTACGCTGAGGCTATGCACTTTGATGACATCGCAAAAGAATTAGAGTTGGGTTCAGAAGATACTGCTCGTATGAGAAACAAGCGTGCCATTCGCAAACTAATCAACCGCATCGGTGGGTTCAAACCATTCCGAGATGAAGACTCTCAGGACTCAGATAACTCCGACTCAGCAGGGTCAGACCAAAGCCCCTCTGGATAATCTCTAATCATTTCTTTTTCGTATAGTTCTGTAATCTCTTTCCAACTTTGTATCTTGTTCATTTTACCCTCCTGTTGAATAAAATCCTGTGCCAGTAAATTTTACTGCTGGTGCTGACCATACACGACTCATTGTTAATTGGCAACAAGTTGGGTCTGTGTCGTCACCAAAATCTTTTTGTATCTCTCTAGTGCCACCACATTGGTTACACTTATACTCATAAGTAGGCATCATCATCTCCGTCTATCGGTGTCGGTGCAGTACTCAACGAACCACACTCCTTGCATTTCTGTTTTAAATCATACCAACCCACAGTTCTGTCTTCCATATCCCACATTACGGTTACCTCAAACATAAGGCAACCACATATACAGGCTAAGGTAGGCTCACCTTGTAGGTCAAACATCAGTACCAGCCCTTGCGATGGTGTCTCCACGCATTACAAGGGGTGTTATACCTGTGTTCTATGTAGTGAAAGGCTCGTAGTATCTGAGTTGCAGGGTCGGAAGACTTCTCGCCTAACATCTGTCCAATTCCATATGCACTAGAACCTTTAGAGTTCTTGGCTAAATGGTCATATTTACTTTCTTTCATAAAGATTAAGTCAACACAGGCTACTTGTCGCTTGTCCCAACCGAACCCAACGCGGGCAAAGTTATCTGCCATAGCCTTGTTAGCCCGCTTCTGTGCCATTGTTGCCTTAGTCTGCACCATTATTGGGTGTCTGACTTTCACATCTAACTCTACCTTTTTAGATATAGGAAAAAGTGAGGCAATTACTAGCAGCCCGATGAGGGCTATCGTCTGTCTTTTCATACCCTAATTGTAACAATTTTCGCCCTGACTTGCTTCCTGTGACGCGTCTCATTGTGTACTACATAACTTGTAGGCTTATATCCTGCTATCAAAGCACGCTCACTGGTCATAAGTCCACCCCATATCGTGCCACAACCGCCAATTCCATTGACTATATTCTCATTCTCCATACCTTGTGCTAAACATTGCGCCCTAACGGGGCAAGAGTTACATAACTCTATCGCCTGAATACTTCTTAAGACTTCAAGTTGTTGCTCATCTGGAAAGCGTGTGTTCTCGTAGTGCCACAGGTCAGGGTCAGGGTGACCCGAACATAAACCTTCTTTGTGCCAGTCTCTATTCATCTATCTCTCCAATTAGTCCAGTAAAAAACCAATTTAGTTTTATATCTAACGCCTAATAAAATTAAGATTAGTATTGAGGTCAATGCAACTCCATAATTCTGTGCGCCTCTGCATAATCTAAGTCTTCCATTATTACGCGAGCAGTAGTCTGAACTGAGAACAACCATTCGTCCTTCTGTTCGTTGCCCATATCTGCCCAGTTATCGGGCATAACTACATCATCTGGCACATTAACCTCTGTTACCCGTGTACCACTTACCAAATACGCTACTCTAAATTTCATTATTTGCTCCCGTCTTCTACTACTTCGTTATCCCAACCGCACTCGCGGCAAGTGAACCAATATGTACCATTCTTGTATTCATAACTAGAGTTCTCTGCTTCGCAGTTCTCTGCCTCGCATAGCACCACATAACTACTCATTGTCTACCTCCGCAAGAAACAATTCATATATCGCTTCTCTTTTTTCTTTGGGCGTAATACCCCATATATATCCTAATAAATAGTAAGCGCCTGTTGCCTTATCGTTGCCCCTTATCTTGCGGCATACCGCTATCACATCACTTAGTTCTGTATCCATAGTATTCTTCCTTCCCTTCCGCTTTCTTGGCAGAACCGACATACATCTGCGTCATCTTCTGGCTTCTCAAACATTCTGAAACACTCAATACATTCTTTCATTGGCTTACCACCCTCGGGCAGTCAGGTGCTAATTGCCCCTGCTCTGGGTCTTCACATATGCACCAGCCGAACCGCTCTACCTGTGTAGCGTGGGTTAATTCTGCTAACTCACCCCACGAAATAGACACTTGGCTGTAACACGACTGGCAAATTGCTCTGTCTTCCCCACTAAACCAGTCTGTTGCTATGTCGTTGCAGTCATCACAAGTAATCGTATCTCCTAATCCTTTTACTGCTGTGTATATACTCATTTAGTTTTCTCCTGTCTCATCTGCTATCGGTTGCATACTTAGTATTCCAAGTACGGATAAAATAATAATCGGTAATCCTGCAAGAGTCAAGGCTATCAAGGTCTGCACCCGCAATTTTCTAGCGGGGTCAAGCAGTCTCCGCAGAATATTGTGCATATTGTGCAGCCGTCTCCCTCGCACTCAATACACTCAGTCATTAGTTTAATTCTCCCGTCTTGGTAACTGATACTGAGTAATAGTCTGGAATAGTCAAGCCATTCTGGTCTGCTACCGCAATAGCCCACCCAATAATTTGCACCTCTGCCTCTTCGCTATCTTTCTCGTGATAGCACAACACATTTATAACCCATTGGCTACCATAAAACTTTACTTCATACTCGTATTCTTTCATTACAGTCTTCCTTCCCCTTCTTCATCGTGGCTCGTGTGCCACACACACCAGTCCTCAACGCTCACGCCTACACCGTTGCGGTCAATAGGCTCATTACACACGGCACATTTAGTCATTACTGAACCTGCCAACTCATTTGATTTTCGTGGCAGCAGTCCTCACAGTAATCACACTCAAATTCTGCTCGGTTAATTTGCTCGTCACAATTTTTGCATTTAGTCATTACAGTCCTCCTTCGTAGCACTCGGTAATTGTTCCCCAACAGTAGCCAGTTAAGCCTTGTCCTGTATAGTTAATATGTCCTGCGATATAGATAACCAGTAGCGCCCAGATTAAAATTGCTACGGCTCGCACTCGCTTGCCTCGTTTAGTTAGTTTCATTACTATCCCCCCAGCAGTTATTACACACGGCTCTTTCTGTGATAGCGCAAGCGTGTTGCGCTTCATCTCCGCAAGACCAGCACTTCATTACTCCGCCTCCTTGCAGTCGCACTCTGTTTTTAATATCTCGTCCATTGGAGATAACTGGCAGTCGCATAACTCTTTACTCATTACTTCCCCCTATTTCCACGATTTTAATTGCTGTGTCTAAAGAATAACCCACACGATTACCCCTAGTCAAGTACCAAGCGCCCGCGTAATTGTGAACCCAACCCCACTTATTTTTACCGCTTGCAAATGTAACTCGCACTTTAATTTTTTCTTGTGCGTAACGCTCTAACTCACTCATTACTCTGCCTCCTGTGCATTTTCTTGAATGAATTCCATTACATCTCGCACCGCTTTTGCGTAAAAGGCATAGAGGTACGCGCTCACCGCTTGCCATAGGGGGTTGCCCTCTGTTGAAGAGTCACCGATTAACTCCTGTGCCTCTGCCTCTATCTCGTTGCAAGCCCATAGGCTAAACCTGTTCATCTCTTCCCATTGTTCGTTATAGTAAACAGGCACTAGCCCGTCTGCTATCTCATTTACATAGTTATCCCACTCTGTACCTGTGTACTGCAGGAGCGCGTCTGCCGCCTCGCGGTAAGCCTTAGCGCCCTCTGTGCGTGAGCAGTTATGCGGCATAACCCCGAATAAATCTAGCGGGAATTCTTTATCGGTTGAGCGAGAGATAAACTCCGCCCACTCTTGCGCTGTGCGTGTTGCTGTCTCCATTACGCCACCGCCTTAACGCGGCGTAGGCGTAGCGCTGTGCCGCGCTCATTTTCCCGATAGGTCTGCAACTGTGCTAGCGCTTGCGCCTTAGTTGCCTCTGTCGTGAGTAAATCCCACCCGTAACCGTAGTTGCCTTGCACTTCGTATTCATATGCTGTATTCACATTAGCCTCCTGTTGCTAATCGGTGGCGGGGCATTGTTGCCTCGCCTACCTTGCGCCCTAGTCTGCCGCGAACAGACGCCCTCTGTAAAGGGGCTAGGGCTGTGAGTTACCTCACACTTTCATTCTATCTCGCAGTCGTGTCCGTAAGCCCACGCCGCCGCCTCTTCTTCATTCATAAGGTTGAAAATTGTGAGACATTCGGGGCATTTTGCTAACCCGATTTTCTCTGTGCCATATCGTTGCATTAGTTCCCCTCCCCTAGATTTTTAAGCGCCCAAGAAAGAGAGTCCAACCGCCCTTGCCAGTAAGCGTCTCCCATATTCTCGCGCATCTTGCTAAAGATAAACTCTGCCTCTTTCTCTATCATCTCGCGGTTCATTAGTTAGCCTCTCTTTCGGGTTAATTGGTAACTGGTTACATTAAGGTCAAGCGTAGGTAATACCGCCGCTCTAATTAAATCCATTAGTTTATTTTCTAGAGTTAAAGAGTCATTGTGCAATTCCGACCAGTCATCTACCTCTAGCGTTAGTTTATATTTACTCACTTTATTTTCTCCTGTCTCTTTACAATGCGGGGCAAGTATCTCCTGCCCTGCTATTGCGTGCCTTGCTAGGTCGTAAACCTGTGCCGATAGTATCGGGGCAAGGCGGGGCTGTCTAGCCCTCTCTGGTAATTTTTCCGCTTACTTTCATCTCTAGAATTCCGGCGCGGTTATAGGCTAGAAAATGCTCTAATTCGTCCACCGTCTCAAATTCTTCGTGTAGCGTGTTTACGGTTACCTCTGTGCCGTAGACGGCACGCATTTTAAGGGTTGCAAGTATCACAATTCCACCCCGCAAGCCTTGCGGAATGTCTCCCGATTAAATCGGGGGTTATCCGCCTCTAATCCTGTCGCTAGATTTTCGGTAAGGTCGTACATTAAATCCGCGACATCTTCGCCGCGTCTAGCCGCTTCGGCTATCGTGCCGCTAATCGCGTCCGCGATTAACTCGTAATCCTTCTTGGTCATTTAGTGCCTCCTTGCGTGCCGCCGAGTATCTCCCGTCTGGCTATCGCGTGCCCCCGTGAGTCGTGAACTCTTGCCGCCGATACGGGCGGGGGCTGTACTGCTTAGGCTTGCTCGTGCATAACTCGCAATTTATCGGCTAATTTATCCCAGAATTTTACGAATTCTTTATAGACTAAATCGTCCGTAGTAACCTCGTTCATAGGCGCTTGCGCCTCTTTAGCGGCTAGGGAATAGAGCGCCCGCAATTCGTAGGTGTCTAGAGCCTCCATTAGTTAGCCTCCTTATCTAGTAAGTCAATGATAAGTGAACCGAATTTAGAGTCATTCTTCTCGGTTAATTCGGCTATCTTTAAAGCCTGTAAACAGACTTTAAATTGGTACTCGGTTAAACTGTACATCTTGCCTCCTATCCTGCTTCGGGGTAATTCCCTCGGCTAGTAAGTAAACTCTCTCACGCTCAATTCCAGAAGTCAAGTCTATTTCGTGTGAGTTGCGTCACATTCTCGGATACTGTCTAAGTTACTGGAATTTAATCTCGGTAACTTATATTAGGTATTTATCCACAGGTTATCCACAGGTTATAAGTCTGGGAGAATTCTGAGAGTCGGCTGAATTCGTTCGGGCGGATAGTCGCATAACATAAGTTTACCGATATTACAATTTATATTGTATATCCAGCAAAATAACTAGAGTCTAACGGCTAAGTTGAGAGTTAGACACTTGCTCAGGTAATGTCTAAGTCTAGATGTCTAGTAGAGGTTGAGGGTTTGACCCCGAGTGTGTTAATATGCGTCTACGACATTGATGTACTCTCCCATCATATTTTTCTGTTATATGCCCTGTGAGCAGGGCTTATATATAATAGCCCCCATATATATAATATATTTATATACACAGTGTTCGGTTTTACCCGTTCCAACGGGTTATCTTATATAGCAAGAACTTATTAAAGTTCTAGCGAACTTCGCTTCGCTAGGGCTTCGCTCGTTCGATATAATATATAAATATCGAACCTACTTCGTAGGATGCGCCAGAGTTATGCCGTTATATTAACTGCGTGATAGGTGTTATATATGCCCCCAGAGGGCGCAGGATTGGACAACCTAATGGGACGTAAAGCAGGCAAGCAGGATATGTCCAAGAAGGAAGCCCAGGAGCGAGTTCTAATCCAACTAGCCCAGGGCAACACGGTTACTGGTGCTATGGCTACCGTCAACCGTAATGATACAACTTTTAGACAATGGTCAATGCAAGACCCTGACTTCAAGGAGCGAGCCGACAAAGCCCGCCTGGAAGGCAAGGGCGTCAAGGCAGACCTGAAGGAACTCAAAGACATTGCCTTCCCTGACTTCTGTGAGCAGTTCCTAGATACCAAACTCTTCCCCCATCACCTTAACTGGTTTGATATGATTGAGGGGCGCGAGCCTAGGTGGCTACACCCCGCTATGACCTACGAGCCAGCGGCAATGAACCGTATCTTAATTAACGTCCCACCTGAGCACGCCAAGTCCACGGTCATTACGACTAACTACGTGGTCTACCGTATTGTGACCAACCCAAACACTAGAGTCATTATCGTTTCCAAGACTCAGGGTATGGCTCGTAAGTTCCTTGGGGCAATCAAGACTAGACTTTCACACCCTGCCTACACCAAACTACAGGTTGCCTTTGGACCTAACGGTGGCTACAAGGCAGATGCCACCCAGTGGCAAGCAGATATGATTTACCTAGGTACAGGTCGAGACTCAGGCGAAAAAGACCCAACGGTTCAAGCCCTAGGTATCGGTTCCCAGATTTACGGCGCACGTGCCGATTTGATTATCGTAGACGATGCCGTGATGGGCACTAATGCCCACGAGTGGGAAAAGCAAATGGACTGGCTTCAGAAGGAAGTCATTACCCGTTTGGGCAGACACGGTAAGTTAATTATCGTTGGAACCAGAGTGCAACCGATTGACCTTTACAAAATGCTCCGTGACCCAGGACAGTGGTCAGGTGGCAAATCTCCCTTTACTTACTGTGCTATGCCAGCCGTTCTTGAGTTTGATGAGAAGCCTACCAACTGGAAAACGCTGTGGGCTAAATCAGACCAACAAGAAAACGAATTGGACGAACCAGATGAGCAAGGACTTTTTCCCAAGTGGGACGGACCTTCTCTCTTTACACGTCGCTCTGAGGTCGCTCCATCGGTATGGGCTATGGTCTACCAGCAAGAAGATGTCCAAGAAGATTCAATCTTCTCACCTTCCTGCGTTGCAGGTAGCGTCAACGGAATGCGAAAGCGTGGACCGTTAAAGGCTGGAGTCCCTGGACATCCTAAGCATCTTGAAAGTACCTACACGGTTATGGGTCTTGACCCTGCTATGGCGGGAGCCACAGGTGCGGTGATAGTTACATACAACCGCGCCGATGGAAAGATTTATGTTTTGGATTGCGTCAATATGACCGAGCCAACACCAGCCAAGATTCAAACTCTTATCGAGGAATGGGTCGAGAAGTACAAGCCCCAGGAACTGCGTATTGAAATCAATGCTCACCAGAAGGCTTACGCCCTAGATGAGAACTTACGCAATTACCTTGCATCTCACGGATGCCAACTTAACTCACACTTTACTGGCAAGAATAAGTGGGACACCTCTTTCGGCGTAGCCTCTATGGCAAGCCTATTTGGAAACACCAGAGATGGTCGATTCCAAGATAACAACTTGATTGAACTGCCAAGCAATGAAGGTTCTGAAGGTCTTAAGACTTTAGTTCAAGAACTCATTACTTGGAAACCTGATACAAAAAACCCTACGGACTGTGTTATGGCTTTATGGTTTGCGGTCATTCGTGTCCGTGAACTAATGCAACAGTCAACCAGAATCGGTACATACCAGAATAACCGCTGGGCAACGCGTTCCCAAAAGGAAGCAAGATTTTCGCTTAACCTAGATGAAGCAATTGCTTCTCAATGGTCCGAACAATACGGATAGGAAACAGATGGCATTATCAATGGAACAGGTTGCAGCAAGAGTTGAGTCTCTTCGCTATCGCAACCACGAGCGTGATAAGCGCAACCTTGACGTCCTTGCTGTCCGTAAGGGTCAAATCTCACAGGTTTACCCTGACTTCTTCCCCGAAGGCGTTGACACAAACGTAGTTGCAAACTTCGTTGACGTAGTAGCCCGTGACCTTTCAGAAGTTATGGCTCCGCTCCCAGCAATCAACTGCTCAGCAGCCAATGCCGTCAATGACCGTGCTCGTAACTTTGCTGATAAGCGCACTCGTATTGCATCTAATTATTTCCAACACTCAGACCTAGCAGTACAAATGTACCAAGGTGCTGACTGGTATATCACATATGGTTTCGTCCCTTTCATTATTGAATTAGACGATGAAGCAAAACTGCCACGTATCCGCGTAGAAAATCCAATTGGGGCTTACCCAGAATTCGACCGCTACGGACGTTGTGTGGCATTTGCTAAGCGGTATATGTTGACACTAGGCGAACTAGTTTCCCAATTCCCTGAATATGAGGCTCAATTGCTTGGGCAAAATGGTTTCAAGCAAGACCTCAATCATCAGGTTGAACTGGTTCGCTACTACGATAACGAACAGTCAGTTGTATATCTTCCAACAAAGCAGAACTTAGTACTTTCACGTGCTAACAATCCGCTTGGAAAGATGATGATTGTTGTTGCACGAAAGCCATCCGTTGACGGAGAACTTCGTGGACAATTTGATGACGTACTCGGTATCCAATTGCTTCGTAACCGATTTGCAATGCTTGCTATGGAGGCTGCAGAGAAATCTGTACAGGCTCCAATCGTACTTCCTAACGATGTTCAGGAACTACAACTTGGTGGAGATGCGGTTATCCGTACATCAAATCCAGCGGGTGTTCACAGAGTGGAACTTTCTATTCCTGCTGGAGCATTCACCGAACAGAATCTTCTTAACGATGAACTCCGCACAGGAACTCGTTACCCAGAGGGACGCACAGGAAATATTAATGCCTCAGTCGTTACAGGACAAGGCGTACAGGCTCTTATGGGTGCCTTTGATACCCAAGTTAAATCAGCACAAGCAATCTTTGCTGCAGCACTTCGTGATGTAATTCAGATTTGCTTCTGTGTTGATGAGATGATTTTCCCAGAAGAGAAGACCATTCGTGGTGTTGACTCTGGTTCACCTTATGAAATTACATACAAGCCAAGCAAGGACATCAAGAAAGATTATTCTGCTGATGTTCGTTACGGAATGCTTGCTGGATTAAACCCTGCACAGGGACTCATCTTTATGCTTCAGGCTCTAGGCGGTGGGCTTATCTCCAAGGATATGGCAATGCGTGAACTTCCATTCACAGTCAACGTATCCCAAGAATTAGAAAAGATTGAAATTGAGAAGATGAGAGATTCTCTTCTTGGTTCCATTACTGCCTATACACAAGCCATCCCACAAATGGCAGCATCTGGCGGAGATGCCTCAGAGGTAGTTCGTAAAATTGCTGCGGTTATCAAAGCACGCCAAAAGGGACAGGCGCTTGAGGATGCGATTGAAGCAACCTTCGCTCCGCAGCAACAAGTTCCTCCTGCTGGGGCAGCATCTACGGTTGAGCAACCGTCCCCTGCTCCCACCGCTTCTCCAGCAGGAGGCGCTCTTCCACCAGAACAAGGTGCAGCGCCGTTACAAACAACACCACAGCCAGATATTCAATCAATCCTTTCAAGCCTAACCTCATCAGGTAAAGCATCGGGAAGAGTAGTAACTAAGGGTTAATAAAGTAGGGGACAATGACAACACTAATTGGTATTGAATACGACGATAGTTGCGTCATTGTGGCTGATAGCCGCACAACAGATGACAATGGATATATCTACACTCATCCAAGCGTAAAGAAAATTTCAGAAGTAAACGGATATTTAATTGCTGGCTCAGGTGAGGTACTTCCCTGTGATGTAGCACAACATATCTGGGAACCACCGATTCCCACCAAGTCTGATAAAAAAGATTTATTTCATTTTATGATTACCAAGGCTATGCCTTCTCTTCGTAAATGTTTATCATCAAATGGATTTAACTTTGATGAACCAAAGACAGAGCAAAGATTTCAATTTTTAATTGCAGTATGTGGCGAGATATTTGACATCGACCAGGAATTATCGGTATGTAAAAATATTAGCGGAGTCTATGCTGCAGGTTCTGGCGCACCTTATGCGCTAGGAGCATTACACGCAGGTGTTGATGCTTATGAAGCAATGGAAATTGCAGCAAGACTTACAGCATTTACTGCTGGTCCTTACCTATCTAAATCACAATTCAAACATTCTAAGTAGGAGTAACTATGGCAGGCAATCAAAATAGCGGCGGAATGCGCCCAACTGCTCCACAGAATAACCCTGCCAATGTTTCAGCAACAGGCGGTGCTGGACAATCTGGAACTCAAGGCGCTAAGTACATCCCAGGACTTCCTTATGGACAAGGGCAAGCAACTATGACTCAGCAACAGAGCGCACCTATGGCTGGACCATCAGAGCCTCCATCATTGAACTTGCCACAAATTACTCCTTTAACTTCCCCAACAGAGCGTCCAAATGAACCTCTTACACACGGTATGGATTTTGGTCCTGGTGCTGGAAGCGAGGCACTTAACTTGCCTACTGAAAGACCACTTTCTGAAACTTTAGCAAATATGCTTCAATACGATTCAACTGGAGACGTACAGGCTATCTACGATTTTGCTGTTTCAAGAGGTCTATAATTGACTATTAGAATCCTCGCTAAAGATAATCCAGCATTAGCCGCCGCCGCTGTACAGGCGCAGGCTACCCCTGAAGATATTGCTAGATTGAACTCACTTGTTCAATTCCAAAAGATGCATAAAGAACTTACTGCTATGCCACAAAATGATGCTTATGCAAAGTTTAAATCATACAAGCCAGAAACTCAACAAATTCTTTCAGAGTTATATCATCCAAAGTACACCCAGGATGATAGAGGCACGCTTTACAATACTGCTCGTGGTATTGTAAATATGGTTAAGTCTGCTGCCTACTATGGTGGAAGTTCATCTAAAGATATTTTTAGTCAAATAGTTGCCTGGAATCCTCAAAAGTTACCAGTCAACATTGTCAAAACTGTTGGTGAATATACTCTAGGACCAGCAACTGCTAATACCAACCCAGTTGGAAGAACACTTAATGCTCTTGTACGTCCAGCAACAAAATTAATTAAGCAACCATATGAGGCTCAAGTCCTTTATGAGAATGCAACTAATAATAATATTGGTCAAGACTGGCTCAATGTTGGAAGAGTAATTGGTCAAGGTGTAAAAGAGTTACTTCCTGGTGGTCAGGATATTACAGCCAACTATCAGGGTGGCGGATGGAAGCAGTACTGGGCGCAGGCTTCTGACCCAAAGGCTATCTTCGATACAACTGCTACTGATAAATTTGAAAAAGATTTAAACCCAACTGTTGCGACTGTTGCAAAGATGCTTGCATCTGGCAAAGACCTTGTTGCTGAATTTGATACATATAAAAATAATCCAGAGGTAACATCACTTATTGCTAAGTGGACTGGCGGAGATGCTGATACAACTGCTGCAATTGCTGATGCATATGCGCGTTATTCAAAATCTAAAATATCTCCAGGACGAGACTTAGCACGCGATTTAATTTCTCAACTACCTTATGAGTGGGAAAAGGCTGTAATGGGAGATGGTAAAGCCCAGGCACTTTTCACAGCCATATCTGGTCCAATTGATTTTGGTGTAACTTTTGGTTTAGACCCACTTCTTATTGCTGGCAAAGCCAACAAGGCTGCCCTTGCGCTTAAATATGGTCTAGCCAAGAATGGCGTTACAACTGCAGACTTTGCACGAGTTATTGAAACTCGTCCTCAAGTAGCAAAGTATTTTGACGAGGCTGGAAAACTTGTTGATTCATTTAAGTCTGCCGCACCTGATGTATCAGCCCTTGCCTACACTACGCTTCGCAATCGTTATAAAGAATTATCCCCTGGCTTAATTAATGATATGGCTCAATTTGGTGTTAAAGATGCCAAGTCAACTATTCAGTTCTTCCAAGGTCAGTCAGACATCACAGCCTTAACACAGGGAAGTGCTGTTATAGAGCGCACCGTTTTGTATCCACGCTACACAATTGCAGATAGCGTAAGCAATAAATTAAAAGATTTTGCAAACAAAGTTCTTAATACTACAAACTTTCGCAACACAAATATTCCAGGTGGAACCGAAGACCTTTCAAAGATTATGGCTCAAGACCCAGTTAAGTGGGCTGAAAAACTTGGAGTAGATGAGCAGTTTGCTTTAAGTCCATCGGGTGAGAAGTTGCGTTTCTTTACTCAACGAGATAGAACTATTGCTGCTAAAGTTGACCGTTTTGTAAAGGCATTTGAAATTGCCCCTAAACAAGAACGTATAATTCAAATTTCTGATGCAACTGATGCTGATAAAATCTTTGCTATGAGTCGTGCTATTGGTATGGACAAGACTTCGGCATCAATGATTCGCCGTTACTGGGTTAATGCAGATGAAGGTGCTCGCTTAGTTATGCTTAAAGGCGTCCTAAAGTCTATAGGACGCGCTATGGGACTAGAACATTCAGAAGTTGGTCGCAGACTTTACTCAGCCATTGATGATTTATCTACCGAACTTTACTCAGTAAGCCAGGAATCAGTTAATCTTGGTGAACTAAATGCTACTGCAGGGTTAGTTTCTGCTGAAAACCTTGCTGCTCCTGGCGGTATCCGCAAGGCAGCACAAGAAGTACTGCGAATTTCTACAGCCGAAGGTAAGGCTGGTCAGGTCAATGCTTCAATTGTTAGCGAAATGAAGCAGAACCAACTAGAACGTAAAACTCTTAGCCTGGCAAAAAAGCAATTAAAGGCTCAGGCTAAACTAGGCGAAGATATTACAGATAAATTAGCCCTAGTCGACCAACAACTTGGCTTGCTTGGTGCTCGTTGGGCAAAACTTAACAAAGCCCGTATGGGTGTTAAGGGTGCAATTGTAGAAGGTAACATACCTGCTGACATTGACAAGTTCAATGCTGCTGAAATTGGTGGAACTCAACGCGCTATTCGTGTTTATCAACTAGAAACAGCACGTGCTTTACCCGATTTAAACGCTTGGCGTGCAGCATCCGCCCGCGCTGGTATTATTAATCGAGTCGTTGGCGGAAGTTCTAACAATGCTGCAGCAATGGCTACAACAGATGCTTGGTCATTCTTAAACTTGTTCCCACGCCTTGGTATTCGCACTTCTGTAGAAGAAGTCGGAACACATTTATTTATTAATGGTGCTGAAGGTCTTAGTCTTTATATTAAGGGTCGTGAACTCTCCCGCGCTCTGCGTGTAAATGAATTGCCTGGTGTAAAAAATGCAGTTCTTAAAAAACAGGGATACCTTAAAGAGGTAGAGACAACAAACCTGGGAGTTTTGTATAACTCTTTATATAAAACTTTAGGAAAAACCAAAAGCAAAGAAGAACTTCTTGCTCTTGCGGATGACCCAGAAGCACTTGCCAAAGCAGTAGCAGCATCTGTACTTAATAACCGTTTTCGTCCGTCATTCTTTAATACAGCAATGGGCAACCGTGTAGCAGAATATGCAGGAGACTTTGCTCGCTTTGATGGTAAGCCAATTGTTGACGATATTCTTGGTTCTTCTTACCGTGCAGAAATGCGCTTATCTGATGCCGAGGTAAAGTCTCGTTCATTGCAACAATTTGGTCCAAGCATTGCGCTTAATCCAAACATTACCGAGGCTTTGAAGTTCCATAAATTTAAAGGTGAATATACACAACTTCCTTCAAATAGTGAAGGATTTGTAGTTAACTGGCTTCTTGAACTTAACAATACAGTGGGCAAGCGTAATGGTCAACTAGGAAATATAGTTCTTTGGAATGCTCACAAGCCACAAGGCGAAGTTATTGGCAAGTTAGTTGACTATATTGCCACCCCAGAAGGACAAGCACTAGCCAAACGATTTGCCATCTATGATGAAGTTGGCGCACAGAACTTTGCAGAACGCGTTTATGCTGATGCAACTTATGCATTGCGTGATAACGCAGGCAGAATTAACAACAAGTTAGTCAATGCTATCCGTGACAAGGGTGGTGTAGATAAGTTTACCCTTGATGACCTTGCAAAGATTGATGTTCCATATGCTCGCCCTAAATCAATCCTTGGCAAAGAATTAGTTCCTATTGAGTCAAGCGATGCACCTAACTTTATTAGGCGTGTACAGGATAATGGATATGGTTGGATTGGCAAGCAGATTGCCCTTCTTGACCGTGAGCCAATTACCTATGGTAACTATATTATGTACCGTGAACAGTTCCGTACACATCAATTGGCTGTAGAAGAATCAATGCTCAAGGCAGGCGCTAGTCCTGAGTTAGCAAAGAGTGCTGCTGCAATGTCAGCGCACGATATGTCTTTAAATCTTGCACGCAATAGAACTTTAGCCTTTGTTGATAATGCTGATATTCGTACCAATCTGGCTTTCAGTCTTAAAACATTTGGTCGTTACTATCGCGCTACCGAAGATTTTTACCGCCGTGCGGTACGCCTTGGCAAGTATGAGCCAGAAGCATTAGTTCGTCTAGCAATTGTTAACCAAACATTTGAGGACTCTGGTTTTATTCATAAAGATGATAAAGGTCAGATGTACTTTACCTACCCAGGTGGTGGCATTCTTGACGATATGCTCAACTCTAAGTTGTTTGAACAACTAGGAATATCTGTACATCAACCATTGCCAGTTGTTTATGGTGGATATGTAAAGATGCTTACTCCATCTTTAGACACACAATCTGCAGCACCGCGGATTGGTGGACCGCTTGCTTCGGTAGCAATAGCAGGATTTGAACAATTACCTTTCATTGGTGATTTTATTCGCTCGCACGAGACAGCGATTACTGGTGGATTTAATCCAAACCAGCCACTATGGCGCAAGTTGTTGCCAGCACAGGTACTTCGTGCATTTGATATTGCCGTAGGTGGCGATGCAAACATTGATGCCCGCTTTAATGCTGTAATTAAGTCTATGCGTATGCTAGTAACCACAGGTCACGGACCCGAGAAGCCAGCAGATGTAACCAAGTTCTTGCACGATGCAACCATTCAGGCTACCAATATTCAGGTAATGAAGTTGATACTTGGTGAGATGGCTCCAGCATCTATCCAAGCATTTGAAAACAAAACATTGCCTTCTGAACTAATTCGTTCTGGTGCGTTCACCTGGAACTCAGAGTTTATGAAGTTTAGAAATCGTTATGTAGATGACCCACAGGGTTTCAGCAAAGCACTTGTAGACTTTGCTACCATCTATCCAAGTAAGTTAGCATTCACAGTATCTGCTACATCAGCAGGAACTGAGGCTGGATTCCAGAAGACTTATGAGGCTGCCAAGTTTATTAAGGCTAACTCTGACTTATTCCTTAAGCATAAAGAAGGTGCATCCTTCTTCTTGCCTGTAAACGGAGCCAGCGATTATCAGTCATACCAGTATCTCAAGAGCAATGGTTTTGTAAAGAATAAGATACTTGAAGATTATGTCTTTGAAATTGCTACAGCAAATGCTCGCAAAACTTACTATCAAATATCAGATGATATAAATGCTAAGATTGCAGCAAGTCCAGACCCTATGTATAAGCGTTTCTTGCGTCAAGATTTGCAAACAAAGCAACAGCAACTAAAGAAATATTTCCCATTGCTATCTACTGCACTTAGTGGCGCTAACCAAACAAAGAAACAAAATGCTCTTAATGATTTAAGAGATGTTGTTTTGACTGGCAAGGCTCCAGATAAGAACTTGGCTAAACAGTTCTACACAATGATTGCTCTTTATGATAACTATATTAGCAAAACTAGCGGCTTAGGTAGCACTAATAATGATACAAACTATAAGAAGTTTCTTAAGGCTGACTTAAAAGATAACTTGGTGACAGCCGCTGGCACAAATGCAAACGCACAATCTGTGTATAACACACTATTAGAACCATTGATTGGAGAATAAATCGTGGCATTAGTCGACAATGATGGCGATGGTTTTAAGGCTTGGGACGGTAAAGGTGTTCCACCAGCAACAGGTACAGTACTTGACCCAAACGATAGCGATGCAAAAGTAATTCCAAGTTCTGATGGTGGCGGAGCAAATGATGCTGCTTATCAAACTTGGCTGAAGCAACAAAATCTGCTTAACAAGCCATCTATTTCTATATCAACCCAGGCTGAAACTACAGCAGATATTAATGCTGCATATCAGGCAGCCTTCGGAGAAGATGCTCCTAAAGAGATTGCTAAGGCTTATTATCAGGAAGTAAACCGCCTTCAATCAGGACGCCAAACTGGCGGCACTGACATAAATGCAAAAGTAAACGTCAATGTTCAGGGTGTATCTGCCCAAGAAATACAGACTGTTTTGCAAAAGTATATTACGGCTACCGCTTCAGATAAGATTACTGCTGCACAAACTGGTGACCCTGTTGCACAAGCAGCACTGGCAAAGGGAAACTTTGGTGTTACATATACAACACTAAAGAACGCTTATGCTGATAATGGTATTCCAGTTAACATTAAGTCATTAGGCAGATTGGTTGTTGATTCAATTGCTAACCCTAACAAGATGAAGGGAAATCTTAACCTTATTAACTTACAGGCTAAGACATACTTCCCATCTCTTGCAGACAAGATTGACCAAGGATATACGGTAAAGCAACTGCTTACTCCATACATCAACACCCGTGCCAATATCCTTGAAGAAGACCCAGATGCTATTGATATTCAATCATTGCAATCTGTGGCTAAAGACCCTAAAGGTTTAATGAATTTATACGACTATGAAGTGTCTTTACGCAATGACCCTAAGTGGCGTTTTACTAAGAATGCACAAGATACTATGAGCGGTTTAGCAAATAGTCTTGCCAAGACATTCGGATTGGTTGGATAATGGCAATTGCCCCAGAACCAGGTATGACTGCTGCAGAAATTAAAGCAGCCAATACTGCAGTAAATCAAGCACGTATTGCTAATAATGCACCTGCTCCAGTAGTACCTGTTGTTACGCCAACATCTGGTGCTATTCCTAACTTTACACCTTCCGTAAAAATGCCAGCACCAGCAGTAGAACCTGGTCAACCAGGATTCGTAGGACCAGTTATCCCTAGTACTCCAGTAATTCCAGCAACTCCATCTGCACCCGTATGGAAAAAGGCTGGCACTGTAATTACTACTCAGGGTCCAGTTGATGTTGACTCCACTGGAAAAGCATCAGATGGCACTATTCCTATTGCAGTAAGCGATGCTAACCGTCCACCGCAACCAGGCACTGGCTACGACTGGGATGGAAGCAAGTGGGTAAAGCCGCCAGTTCCACAGGATGGCAAGACTTATACTTGGGATGATATGAAAGGTTGGGTTCCTTCGGAACTTAACACATCAAAGACAACCACTCAGCAGGTAGACTCTATTGCTGCAGTTACAGCATTGTTATCTTCATATGGAATTGGTGACCTAGGACCTGCAATTACTGCAGCAGTTATGAAGGGTTACTCAACAGATACTATTAACTTGATTATGCAAGACCCTAATAGTAATGACCCATTAGCGGTTGCATTTCAAACACGTTTCCCATCAAACAAAGCCCGTCTTGCTGCAGGTAAATCAGTGCTTAGCCCAGGAGAATACCTTGCTGCAGAACGCACCTACACACAGATTTTGCAAAGTTATGGTGTGGCAAATCTTGCCACTAGAGACAAACTCAATCAGTTTATTGCCAATGATATTTCGGCAACTGAGGTGGCAGACCGAGTTAACCTTGCGGTTAACCGAGTTCAGAATGCAGATGCTGCTACTAAAGAAGCACTTAAGCAATACTATCCAATGCTTAACCAAGCAGACATTGTTGGTGCGGTTCTTAATCCATCAGAAGGTCTTCCAGCGTTACAACGCAAGATTACAATTGGTGAAATTGGTGGAGCAGCATTGGCTCAGAACCTTAAAGATGCAACTGGAAACATTAACATTGCTATGGGTGCAAGCACCCTTGCAGACCTTGGTGTTACACAAGCCAAGGCTCGTGAAGGCTTTGCAACAGTAGCCGAAGTTACACCGCGGGGACAGTTCCTATCTGGAATTTCTTCAACTGGTCAACAGTATGGTCAACTTCAAGCAGAACAAGAAGCATTCCAGGGACTTGCCTCAGCCAAGCGTGCGCGTCAAGCGTTAACTGCTGAAGAACAGGCACGATTCCAAGGCTCATCAGGTACAGCAAGAGGTGCATTCTCTACTGGTTACCTAAGCAAGCAAGCATCAAGCGGCGCTTTCTAAACGAATAGAATCCTGAACGGACCCACCAGCCCCGTCAGCGTATAAGACTGGTAGCAAGAGCCAGACCGATTCCCCGATTGGAACCTGTGGCTTGCGAACTAACTAATAGAGAAGGGTGGATGGTTGCTATGAGCAACAACTACTGGGATGAAGAAGACGATGACCTCGATACCGAAGTCGAAACAACAAGCGGAGATGGAAGCGACCTCTTAAAGAAGTTGCGGAAAGCAAAGCGTAATGACGAGAAACGTATCAAAGAACTAACAGACCAACTAGAAGGTTTGTCAAGGGCGGCACGAGAGCGCACCGTCAAGGAAGTCTTAGAAAAGAAGGGTGTAAATCCTAAAGCAGTACGACTAATCCTCAAGGACATCGACGATGTATCTGAAGAGTCAGTAAATAACTGGCTAGACGATAACGGAGATTTGTTCGGGATTACTTCTACACAGCAGGATGCACCTAAAGCAGATGGAGTAGACCTAGCGGCATTACGCCAGCAGGATGCTTTAACTCAGGGTGCAGTAACACCTGATAGGGCAGAAGATATAAGTATGAGACTCGACCAAGCAACAAGCGCGGAAGAAATTTATCAGATACTTGGACGCCCAATTTAACCAATCATAGTTTCTAACTACAAAAGGAAAATACCTTAAATGGCAAATGCATATACAACCACAGGCTCGTCATCTCTTGGCGGCACACTTGGTTCTGCAGGTTTAGTCCAGAAGGCATATGACCGACTTCTTGAGTTCGCACTCCGTGCAGAGCCACTTATTCGTTCAGTCGCTGACAAGACACCTACAAACCAATCAATCCCAGGTTCAACAGTTGTTCTACAACGTTACGTTGACCTAGCAGCACAGACAACAGCACTTACAGAAGATGCTGACCGCGATGCTGTAGCGTTATCAACACCTACAACTACAACAATCACATTGAACGAATACGGTAACTCAGTTCTCGTAACTCGCGCTCTTGAATTGTTCTCACTTGCAGATGTTGACCCAGCAATTGCTAACATCATTGCGTTCAACCTTGCAGATTCAATCGACCAGGTAGCGATGGAAACACTTCGCGCTGGTACAAACGTAATCTACGCAGGTGCAACAGCAACTTCAACAGCAACTGTTACAGCAGCAGCAACAATCTCATCAGCCAACATCCGTCGCGCTGTTGCCAAGTTGCGTGCTAACAAGACAATCGCTCGCAAGGGCAACCTATACTGGGCTGGTATCCACCCAGAAGTTTCACACGACCTTCGTGCAGAGACAGGCTCAGCAGGATGGCTCCTACCTAACCAATACGGTTCTGCACAGGACCGCATCTGGGCTGGAGAAATCGGAACATACGAAGGTGCATACTTCGTAGAATCTGCTCGTCTCTATAACGCAACAGACGGTGCTTCATCTGCACGTAACTTCCGTACCATCATTGCAGGACAGCAAGCAATGGCACAGGCAGTTGCAGAAGAACCACACGTAGTCATCGGACCAGTAGTTGACAAGTTAATGCGTCACCGCCCAATGGGTTGGTACGGCGTACTTGGCTTTGCTCGCTACCGCGAAGAAGCACTATACCGAATCGAATCAGGTTCATCAATCAACGTATCTTAATTGGTTGACGGGTAGGCAGGGAGAAATCCCTGTCTATCAGTAAGTTCATTAAGGAGAACAATGGCGAACTATAAGTTCAGAACACCAATAGTCGATGAGGGTCCTGCGGGAGCGCATCGTTTATTTACGTTTTACAAACTGCATAGAGGCATCACCATTGTTAAAGAAGGTGGCGTTTACAAGCAGGTTAGATACCAACAGGATTCCTACTATGATGGACTCAGTGAAGTCTATATGGGCGGAACAGAAAAGACAGTTAGCGAAGCAACGAAGGCAGCACTTATTGCTGGTGGAGTTGGAGTAACAGAGGCAAACTTTACTGCACTATAAGGGACATAATGCATAGCCATATCAGCAAGGTACTTGAATGGGGTTTTACCCCAGAGCACGATTTTGTAGCAACTCTTTGGGGTTGTGCGTTGTGCGATATTAAGACAGATAAACCTTTTCAACACGAAGATGTATCAATAGACCATTCCCAATGTGACGAGGATTGTTTTGGTTGCAAAGCCAAGGGACTCCAACTTAATACTGGGGACGCAACAAGAGATATTCCTGACAAGAAGTGGACATCCGAATTAAAAGCATATAAGGATGCCACTGCTCAAGGAATGAAACCAGCAGGAACAAGAATGAAAGACATCGAAGCAGCATATACGGCATCAGAAATTTTGAACAAACCATATAACGCTGAGAAGATGCCTAAAGCATCAAACATAAATAAAAAATCCGTTGAAGTAATGAGAGAGATTGGGCAAATATAATGGCAAAGATGTCAAGCAAAATGATGAAGGCTTACGCAATGGCAGAAAAGAAAGAACCAGCAAAGATGAAGAAGGCAGAAGTCAAGGCTGGAATGAAGATGATGAAGAAGGCTGCTCCAAAGAAGATGGGCAAGAAGAAGTAAATGCCCACCCCAAAGAAACCACTAACGGGTGATGCGGCAGTTAAAGCCTATCAACGTGAGATTTCCCCAAAGGGTATGGCTGAGGCTGAGGCTGCTGCTCGTAAAGCACTTGATGCTAAGTATCCAGGACTTTACCTTCCACAAGCACGCACTACTGCAGGAGTCAAAAAGAAATGAAAAAGCACCCAGGATTCAAAGCAACTCAAAAGAAAATTGCTGCAAAGCAAGGTGTCTCAATGGAACGTGCGGGTGCAATTCTTGCTGCGGGTGCGAGGAAAGCCTCCCCAGCAGCGATTAAGGCTAACCCACGTCTTAAAAAAGTTTCTGGAGTGGTTAAGAAGAAGGCTAAGTAATGATTAAAAAAGTTTGGGATACACCAAATCCTAAAAGTAAATCTACAAAACTTTCTCCTAAAAAGAAGTCTGCAGCAAAGGCTCGCGCCAAGTCTGCGGGACGTCCATATCCAAACCTTATTGATAATATGGCGGTAAGCAAGAAGAAGGGTAAGTAATGACTGCAGCCTGGACACGTAAAGAAGGCAAGAACCCAAAGGGTGGTCTTAACGCTAAAGGCAGAGCGTCATACAAAGGTGGGACTTTAAAGCCACCAGTTAAATCTGGAGATAACCCACGACGTGCATCATTCTTAGCGCGTATGGGAAGTATGCCAGGACCTGAACGCAAGCCAAACGGCGAACCAACAAGATTGCTCTTATCGCTTAATGCGTGGGGTGCATCAAGTAAGGCTGATGCCAAGAAGAAGGCAGCAGCAATATCTAAGAGAAACAAAGGAAAATAATATGCCAATTGTAAATATCACAAAGCCAACACGCAAGGCTGCAAAAGATTATTCACAAGTTAAAGATATGCATAAGCCAGGTACCAAGGGTGGACCAGCAGATGCTTATGTTAAGCCAGCAGCATATCCAACAACAAAGTAAGAAAGCAGGGGACAATGCAAGAGACGGTTTCAATCGCCTGGTGCGACAACGGAATGGTAGATGGAAAGTTTATGCAGGGCGTTACAGATGTAATGCTTCATTCTGGGATTAAATTTTCCACTACCTTACGTAGCGCAGGCAATCAAATTGCAAGACAACGTGACAAAGTAATTCATTACTGGTATGACAATAACAAGTCTGACTGGCTACTCTGGGTTGACTCAGATGTAGTAATTAGTCCAGACACATTTAAACTTCTTTGGGAAAGCAAGGATGCCACAGAGCGTCCAATCGTCAGTGGAGTTTACTTCACAACTGACCAGCCTGAAGAACCGCTTATGACACCACTGCCCACATTGTTTAACTTTGTTTCCAGTGAAGAGACAGTTGGTGTTTCAAGAATCCATCCTATGCCAGTCAATGAGTTAATCAAGATTGGCGCAGCAGGAATGGGATTTGTTCTAATGCACCGAAGTGTTATAGAGAAGATTAAAGAAGCAGCGCCAGGGGCGCCAATCTTTTCGGATATTGGACACGGTAAAAATTTTCTTGGCGAAGATATTTACTTCTTTGCCTTGTGCGACAAGGCTGATATTCCAGTCTACGCACATACAGCAGCAACCGCTCCACACATAAAGAGATTCTCTTTTGACGAGCACTACTACAACGCATTCTTTGGTGGCACTAAGTCCGAAAAGAAATCAAATTTAATTGTACCAAAACGCTAAGGAAGGTTAACAATGGCACTAGGCAAAGCAGGTAGCAGCCTAACAGCAGAACTTAATAGGTTATCGGGTATTACTGATATTACTAAATACCTTGATGAGCAGGGTGCTGCTAATCGCTGGGCTAGTACCACTGGACTTTCAACTGTAGGTGCATTAAACATCAAAGCATCTTCTTCACGCACAAGAGATAAGTTTAAAGACATTGATGGAATTTGCAATGAACTTGCTGGAACAACTGGGCTTGCAGCCCCTGCAGCCCTAAGGAGCATCAACTACTAATGACAACTACTTTTAACGACTTAGCAGATGAAGTTCAGATTAATCTGGCTGGTTATACATTTACTCAAGACAAGGTAACTCACCTTCTTGCAGATGTAGCATCTACTGCTTCAACTATTGCTGCACCAATTAACCTAACCCTTGCTTCTACTGATTCAGTAGGTAAAGGTGTAGTTGAAATTGATGAAGAACTTATCTGGATTGATTCGTATGACCGTGTTGCTAATACAGCAACCGTCCCACCTTATGGTCGTGGCTATCTTGCTACGACTAGGGCTGCACATACTGCTGGAACAAAGGTAACTATTTCACCTACCTTCCCACGCACTGCAGTCAAGCGTGCTATTGACGATACTATCCGAGCACTTGGTTCCGTAATTGCTGGTGTCTTTCAGACAACCTTTACCTACAACTCAGCGCAGACAACATATCCTTTTACTAATAAAAATATTAAAAATATTCTTAGCATTTCCTGGGAAAGCATTGGTCCATCCAAAGAATGGGTTCCAATCCGTCATTACGATTTTGACCCATATGCTTCTGAAGCGGTCTATGGAACTAACGCTCAGACAGTAACTATTGGAGACAACATTATTCCAGGGCGTACAGTAAAGATTACTTATGCCACTGACCCTATTCCACTAGAGGGCGATGTCACCGATGACTGGACAAATATCACTGGTCTTCAGGCTTCTCTTAAGGATGTAGTAATTCTTGGAGCCTCATACAGACTACTTGCTTACCTTGACCCTGCTCGTGCCTCTATGGTGTCTCCACAGGCTGATGAGACGGACTCTAAGCGCCCTTATGGTGCATCAGGTACAGCGGTCAAACAGATTTATGCACTTTATCAGCAACGCCTGCAAGAAGAAATCCTTGAACAACAACGCCACTACCAAGTCCGTGTCCACTACGCACGCCGATAGGAACCCCGAATGACCGTCAGAAAATACTCATCACGCTCTCAGCAAACAACACTGTCTGCACCGCTTACATCGAGTGCAGCAACAATGTCTGTTATATCGGGTTCAGCCCTTATGGGTGGAAAGACTGTATCTGGTACACAGACCTATACGGTTGTAATTGACCCAGATACAGCACTAGAAGAAATTGTAGATATTACGGTCTACTCATCTGGCAATACCTTAACTATTACTCGTAACATTGACGGTTCAACTGGACAGGCTCACTCTGCTGGCGCGGTAGTACGCCATATGGCAATTGGTAGAGACTACCAAGAAGCCAATAACCACATTGAAGGAACTCTTGCTGGACACGCAGCAACTACCTCCGCTGAACTTCGTGGAATTATATCCGATGAAACAGGAACTGGTTCTCTAGTATTTGCTACATCTCCTACGCTTGCTACTCCAACTATTTCTAGCCCAACCATTACTGGTACTGGTGCTATTGCAGGTACATTTACTGGCAATTTAACTGGTAACGTAACTGGAACCGTATCTGGCAATGCTGGCACAGTAACTAATGGTGTCTATACAACTGATACAGGTACAGTAACTGGAACTATGATTGCTAATAATACAATCGTAGATGCCGACATCAATGCCTCGGCTGCTATTGCTAAGACTAAGTTAGCACTTACTGGCACAATCACATCTACTGATATTGCTAATGATACAATCGTAGATGCAGATATTAATACTGCTGCTGCAATTACTAAAACTAAAATTGCTGGAACTGCCGTAACACTAGCAGATACAGGTACGGTCACAAGTACTATGATTGCAGATGGAACAATTGTTAATGCTGATATTAATGCATCTGCTGCAATTGACTGGACAAAACTTGCAGTTTCATCTACAGTTTCAGCAACCGAACTTGGTTATGTAGACGGAGTTACTTCTGCCATACAGACTCAAATTGACTCTAAATTGGCAAGTGCTACGGCATCAAGCACATATGCGCCAATAGCGTCACCTGCTTTAACTGGAACGCCTACGGCTCCTACGGCTACTGCTGGCACTAATACTACTCAAGTAGCAACAACAGCATTTGTAGGAACTGCAGTATCTAACCTTGTAGCATCTGCACCAAGCACACTTGATACACTTAATGAGTTGGCAACAGCCCTTGGTAATGACGCAGCCTTTTCTACAACAGTAACCAACTCTATTGCTACCAAGTTGCCATTAGCAGGCGGAACAATGTCTGGCGCTATAGCAATGGGTACAAACAAGATTACTGGTGTAGGCGACCCTACTAATCCACAAGATGTATCTACTAAGGCTTACTCAGATTTGAAGTTGCCTCTTACTGGTGGAACGCTATCTGGTGCTCTTGCTATGGGAGCCAACAAGATTACTGGTGTTGCAAACCCAACCAATGCACAAGATGTTGTTACCAAGAACTATCTTGATACAACGGTTCTTGCACCTAGCAATCTAACTGGTGTCATCACATCTTCTGGCGCTGCAACTTCTATTGCGTCCCAGACTGGTACTGGTACCAAGTTTGTAGTAGATACCAGCCCTACCTTGGTAACTCCCGTCCTTGGTGTGGCTACAGCCACATCTATAAATGGTACAACCATACCATCAACCAAAACTTTAGTGGTAACTACAGATAAGTTATCTGCTCTTGCTGCCACAACTTCAGCAGAACTTGCTGGTATTATTACTGATGAGACTGGCTCTGGTGCTCTTGTCTTTGGAACAAGCCCAACACTCACAACTGCTACAGCAAGTGCAGACCCAACAACAGCACTTGGTCTTGCAACCAAACAGTATGTAGACCTAGTTACCGCTGGTGTTAACTACCACGCTCCAGTTGTAGCAGCATCTGTAAGTAACCTTTCTGCTACTTATAGCAATGGTACATCTGGTGTGGGTGCGACTCTTACTGCTGACACTAACCGTGCCTTCAGCACACTTGATGGTCAAACAGTATCTGTTGGTCAACGCATACTTATTAAAGACCAAACTACGCAATTGCAAAATGGTATTTATACATTAACTACAGTGGGTAGTGGTGCTGCCCCTTGGGTAATAACCCGTGCTACAGATAATGATGCTGCTCCAGAAATTGCTAATGGCGATGTTGTAAACGTAACTGGCGGTACAACAAACTCAGGCAAAACTTTTGTTAACTCAAGTGCTGCAAGTATTACCATTGGTACTACTGCTATTACATTTGCTTCTTACTATACAGGATTGCCTTCACAAACTGGTAGTTCTGGGCTATACTTAACTACTGATGGAACTACTCCTTCTTGGAGTTCAGTAAGTTCTCTACCAAGTCAGACAAGCAACGCAGGAAAATATTTAACCACAGACGGAACATCCGCTTCGTGGGCAACAGTAACAACCGACCCAACCGCTGACATCTTTATGATGATGGGCGCTTAAGAAACTAACTAGGAGAAATACAAATGGC